CCACCTTCGTGGGGATTTCCTTTCCCACAACATCAGCACGCGGAAGGTCGTCTGCGTAGTTGCTGATAACCTTCGCCATGCCAGTCTGGTCGTACACCCGCTGCATGGCAACGGCGGCACCTGCCGGAACTTCCGTCTGAACGGGGAAGATGCGGAAAGCGTTCATGGGAGCCTTTGCGACTTCCAGAACGCGTGTGCGGATGTAGGTCAGCTCTCTCGCCAGAAACAGGGAGAAAGCGTCGTCGTTGCGCTGTGCAACGCTCTTGATGTAAGCCGCCTCATCTGCGTTGTAGCGACCGTTGTTATTGTGCTTACCCATCTATATCACTCCTTTACTTGCGAATCCTGAGAACGACCATATCGCCCTCTGCGTCTGCGTCGGTCAAATACGTCATGCCAGGGAGGGACTCTGCACCTGCACCACCGGAAACATAACTCACTGTCGTTCCGGCAGTAGTTGCAGAAATCGCAACAAAAGCCTGTCCGCCTGCCGCAATGGAATCATCGCCAGCCTCAACGTAGATGTCGCCGAACGTCATGACGGGTACATTGTATTCGTCCTCGTAGTACGCTCCCGTTCCATCATAGTTTTTGTGCGTGTGAACCGCCACGCCGATAACCTTTTCTCCGTCACCAGCCGTGCCTACAGCCTTGCACTGGTTCGCCGCATCGGTTCCACGAATCACCAAATCTCCGGGATTGATGCCACCCTCCGCCGCAAAAGAGTCCACAACGTCCGTTGTTGCATCCGCCTTCATACCGGGAATGGCAACGGGCATTTCCCGCTGATACCACTCAAAAGCTTTCACCTGTGCCATATTACTCACGTCCTTTCAAATACATGTCACGTTCTGCGGCAATCAGCTTCTCATATGCCGCCTGCGGGTCGTCTCCTGCATCGCTGTTATCGTCAGCATGGGACTGCGTCGCCTTTCGCTGACTCTCCATGCCGTCCTCGTGCTGTTTCACGTCGGCCTTTGCCATGTCGAAAGCCGCGTCAATGTAGTCAGCACTCTTGCCATCAAGGTTGATCGCGTCGCCGCGAACCGCCTTAATGACCGCCGTCTTGATTTCGGTGTTGGTCATGCTGTCGGCCTTCTCCACCTTATGAGCATCAGCGACTTTGAGCAATTCAACGCGGGCTTTTACAGCCTCGTCAAAATTCTCCTTTGCCTTCTCTGCGTCGGCCTTGCGACCTTCCTGCTCCTTTTTCAAGTCAGCCGCAAGAGTATCGGCCTTCGCCTGAAGCGTGTCAAAAGCCTTCGACTTCTCTGCGCTGTCCTTCCTCATGCGCTCAATCTCCACCTTTACCTCCGGCGCACAATCATACTCGATGCCGGAATCAAGGCGAATCTTCGTCAGATTCTCTGCCATATCTTCATCATTCCTTTCTTCTTGTTCTTCCAAAACCTGCTCGCCATCCATATTCAACCTCGCCACACCTGCACGACCTCGCGCGACAATTGCAATGTGATTGTAAACGATGTCCTTCTGGATGGCGTCGTAATGTTCTCCATTCGGTGTCACGCCGGGCGTTTCGTCCAAATTCAGAGAGTACCCACAGGATAGCTCTCTCGCACTTGTATCAAGATTATATATCACGATATCAGCGCGAATCCCTTCACCGTCCTGCCGTCCTGCCGACAGCACCGAGCCTACAGGAGAAACCTGCGCCGCGTTTCCTGCCGTGACAAACGCCTTGTGACCGATTGTAATAGGCTTGCCTTGCAGACTTGCCAACGAATCAGCCTTAAACGCTTCTTCTGGCGGTCTGTACTCCTTGCGCTCTGTGCCATCTGCATTGCGATATACTAAGATACCCGTTCTGCCGACTATCGGCGAATCACGAATGAAGCCCTCATCAGTTTTTGTTGCCGTGAAAGCAACTGTATCAAATCTTTGCATCGTGTTACCTCCCTTGGGGTGGTCTCTCCCCCTATTCATTTCATCGCCTCCCTATATGATAGCCGCTTTAACGCCCTGCACGTCCCAACCTGCTCTGGCGTAAATGGTAGCATCAACCCATTTGAATTTTTGATGCGGATAGAGAATCAGCCCTGTGTTGTCTGTGTCTGTGGTGCTAATCTCCACAATCGCTTGGTTGTTAATATTTTGGATAGTCCCAGAAGTGAAAGGGATTTCCGTAAAATCATCAAATTTATGACGGCGGAAACCCCTAGCTTTAGCTATGGGGAGGAAGCCGCTACCTCCTTTCTGTCTAATTCGAATCCAATCCAACAAGCAATGGCTTGCGATATTCAATATGCTGTAATTTGCGATAGTTAATATTGGGATTAATTTTCTCTCCGTTCAGCTTGCGGATATCGAAACCACCACTTGAACGCCTACCAAACACAAAGCCTTCTTTGCCTTTGCAAAGCACTTTGTCAAAAAGCTGGTATCCGAAGACATATTTCGGAGTCTGGTTGAGTTTTCGAATCCCGCCTCTGTTGATTTTGCACTTATGGATTTGTCTGTTGTGTTGGCGTTTCGGTACAATCAGCAGAGACTTGCTAAGACGTTCGGCATCCAAGTTCTTCGCTACGACGAAGGCATCGCTGGTATGCGTTTTGACGATATTCTTTTTCTCCCGCCAGTATTTCGTGATATAGCCGTAAGTGCTACAAACTTTGACACCAGAGAATATTCCTTTCAGCCGTTCCATCAGCGTCTTCCTCATAATACCCATAAAAGAGGCATCCCTGGTGGATTTGCGCCTGCGCTTTCCTACAGGCAGTTGCACCTTGCCCATATGATATCCCCTGTGACAGTCCTCGCAGAGCGTGATGAGGTTATCCGGTGCATCCCCGCCAGTCTTACGACTCTCCAGATGATGTACATGAAGTTTGACGGTTTTCTTTTGCGTGCTGTGTGCTCCGCAGCACTGGCAGGCATATCCGTTCCTGTGCAGCACATACTGTCTCACGTTGTAGTGGTCGTACTGCTCGCCGAGCTGGTAGTCCGTGCCGACGGGCATCGGCTCGCCAGACTCCATAGCTTTGAGTCTCTGCAGGTCGAACTCCGCCGTCTCGACACGAATGGTCGTGAGAGGCAGCAGCTTAGCCACAAGTCTGATACCCTGAATATGGTTCCAGATTTTGACCTCGATGGACGGCGCAAGCCACCCCTTGTGCTTGGAATGCACTCTGTTGTCAAACCGTGGCTGACGGTAACGGGTGGTGCGGTTCCTTCGGGAACAGCGCATCTCCCTGCGTGAAGACATCAAATCGACGACATCGTTCCTTGGGCGGAGCTCCGCCACGAACAGCTCTTTCTTTTCGGTCGTCGCCGACAGCCCGACATGCTTGCTGCCAGCGTCTACGCCGAGGGTGATTTTCTGTGTGTAGGTCTTGCTCGTCCCTGTCAGCCTGATGGTAAACGGGGTTCTTTTGACAACCGTAGCCTTGCCAGATTTCAGAAGTAGCCGCACCTTTGCATGGCTTTCTGTCGGCATTATCGGTTGTCCATTCTTGCTCAGCACATAGACCATAGTGCGGTCTCCTTTCTCGAAGATGGATTTCCCCTATCAAAGCAGGGGCGACTCGTCCCGAAGGACGGTAAGTTGTCCGTAGCCAATGTTATCCCAAGGTTTTATATGTCTACAGCACTGTTCCTACCCTCTCAGAACTTTTAACCATATAGACCGCAGAGCAGTGGACTCGGACTCACATCCACTGGTGCCTATATATTCTTGGGTAACGTAGTACTCAAAGCACTTAGGCTAGTCAGCAAGGGCTTTCAGATAGCTTACGCTATCCTCAAGCCCCCGGCTTTAGCCGTGGGGTTGCTGACGGTCACCAACTTTCTTGAATGTTCCAGATTTCGGTCTTAACCCGATTTTGTTCTCATCATAGATGGGCTTAGCGGTACATCTGCATCTCACAGCCCAACCAGGGTGACCATCAGAAGGAGGCGAATCCCATCGAAACACTTTCCCTTCTCTTGCCCGGTGCTCAGGGCGCACCCTGTTATCCTCCATCGTCGACCAAATATACTTCTCTACTCCAGCATTCATCTGCTCTAGCTGTGTCATTTGTGAGTTCAGCTTGCCTACTTGGTCACAAGCTATAAGCGCAGCCCTCTTCTCGTTCACCTGCGTCATGTGCTGGATGGTTTCTTTCAGCTCAGAAACGACGGCTTCACGGTTCACTGCCATTACTGTGTTCCTGCTCAAGACGTAGTGAATAGCCTCAAGTGTCCGCCTGTCCATTGAATGAATCAGCTCTATGTTTTGGTTAATCCAAACATCACGGATTTTCTTGTAATCTTTCGCGCTGATATCGCTCGGAGTCGCCCCGAAAATTCCACGAAACACTCTCTCCTGCTGTCGGCGGTTGAACGTCTTCACGCGGTTGAACATCGCAAGAATCAATGCTAATATCGCCGTTTCTTCTGTAATATCCGACTCAACTTCTTCAGTTTGTTCCTCCGTCCAGTCGTCGGCGTGGATTGAATTCCACACAGCCGCGTCCGCCATGTGCTCAACGTGCTCCATGCAGATATCGCGAACCTTTCTAACGTACTTCACAAGCTCCTTAGCATATTCTCGTTCAAGGCTCATCGGGTACTGTATCCTAGCTGTCGGGTATATCACGGTCACTCACCGCCCTCTGGCGTAGTGTTCATCACCGCGTCAAGGCTCCTGTCAATCTCATAATCTTCATCTCGTTCAAGCGTTGCCCTTGCTTCTGACACATCCAATACCTGTGCTTGCACAAGAGTGTTGATTGCTTCCGCCTTAGCTCTTCGCGCTTCCGCTCTTAACTTCTTCGTCTCAGCTTCTTCGCGCTCCGATTCGTTCCAAAGGCTCTCAAATCTGAGATACCATTCACGTGGAAGTGCTATCCCGTACTCCGAACAACTTCCAACGACCTCTATGAGTCTCGCCAATGGGTTTCTCAACGTGTGTTGTTGGATGCCCTCGACAAGGTTGTAATAATTCTCCAGATCGCTTTTACCTGTCGCATTCTGTCCGGCCGGAGAACGTCCGAAGAGGAGCGTTGCAGGAATTCCTGTCGCTGAACATATCGCCATCATAAACTCGTCCAGAACGCTATCCACATTGGAAAGGCTCATTGCCTTCTGGTCGTAATCGTCCTCCGTGTCTATCGCTATCGTGTTCAGCATGTGGCGCGCCATATCAATGAGATGGAGCCGTGTTTGTACTGCCCTTTCCCCTTCATCGTTCATGAGGAGATCGTTCATGTTCGCCAACTTTAACACGCCTTGCGAAAGCCGCCCCAGAGCCATAAAAGCATAGTCATTCCCGCCAACGTAATGAGAAAGCTCGCTCTTTACCTGCTCAAACACTGTCGCGCCCCATCCCATCCTCATCCTTCTATAGTAGTTCGATATGTTCCCACCGTGGAACAGCAAAAGCCTTGATTCGTGTACCATGAAGGCGTTGCCCCACAGTCCGATGATGTTGTAGAACTGCGGCCTGCCGTACATCGGAGACGATGGGTCTTCGTATAGCATCGCATTAGTGAAAGATATGTCCTCTGGAGCGTACACATCCAGCCTTTCGATTCTACGGATCCGCGCAAGGTTAAGAGGATCTTCGAGTGCCCCACCATCGTCTGCAATCATCAGGACAGCAGCACCACCAAACAGCCTATCCCAGCTAAGAGCAACGCCCAACTGCTTTTTCGCGTCCAAATCTTCCAGCGTGGATTTCAGCCTCCGCTTTGTGTTCTCATCAACATCCTCGCCGCCAACTTTAACCTCGAATCCCTTTCTAAGGGCTTCCTCCGCAGGTAGTGAGATGATTCTCCTTGCAAGGCCGTTGAATGTGTACATGTTATCGGCTTCACGGTAATCAACCAGCCAGCTGTTGATACCGCCATATCTGTTATGTGTGAACGGGTCGAACCGCTTCATTCCGTAGCCAAGGACTGCGTTCACATACCCGTCTTCTCGTATAGTCACCATTCTCACCACCTCAAATTCTCAAATAGGCACAAGAAAAGGCACTGCCGAAGCGGTGCCCATTATTTTGCCTATTTTGCCATTGTCCACTCCCAAAAGTACATTTCAGCTTATCAACGCTTTCCAATCTCCCACTTTCCCATGGATTCTACCATCTTGCGAGTAGCGTAGCGCGTCTATGCAATGGTTCCACGCATCTACTATGACTGGCAGGATATCTCCTGTCTGTCGGTCAATCTTGTAGGAGTAGTGGTTAAACTCGTCTATTGTGTGCTTACACCTGGGATGGATGATTATATCGTAGGTTTTCAGGTATTCAATACCGTCCTCAACGCTCCCCTGCCATTTCTTTGCAGCAGATATCTTGAAGCCCTGCCGCCTCATGTATGATATCGTCTCAGGTCTTGCAGAGTCAGCCTTGATAGGCCACGTCCGCGACGTGTCAATGGTGTCGAATAAGGCAGGAGTCTTGTCTATCTCTACCCCTACCCCCCAAGCCTCACGGTCGATATACAGCTTTCGCCCTTCGACGAAACAACGTATGAGCGTCGTCGGGTCTTGCGAAAAACCCCAGTCAGCCCCATGGTAAAATCTCGCCTTCCGTGGAGTCTCAAACTCTTCTACCGTGAAATATCCACCAAGGACAAGGGCGTTACTCTGTCGCTTGACTTCGCCTTCCCATATGTGCAGATAGGCTTGATAGTCCCGTTCCTTCGTCCACTCCATTTCTTTTCGAAGCGTGTCGGGAAAGTATGGGTTCTCGCTATAGTTCACCTTACGGACGAACGCATCAGCCGCCCCATTGACAAGAAATATCTGATACACAGGGTCTTTCTCTTCGCTGGGGTTGAACGTCACCCAAATCTCGCTACCGTCTTTTCGTATCGTAGGTATCAGGAACTCCCACGAATCGGAAGAAACACCCATGGCCTCCTCAACCCAGCATATATCCACACCCTCAGTCGATTTTATTTCTTGCGAGTTAGATCGAAGCCCTTTGAAAATGAACTCCGTGCCATTGGCTCCTCGAATACTCTCACGCGTGACAGTGTAGAACCACGAAAGCCCCATGGCCTCTATTTGGTCACACAGGAGCCTGTGAACGGAATCAGCGATGCTTTTCTGAACCTCTCTTGTGCAAAGAATCCTCAGCGTCCGGTCATACCCAAGAAGCACAAGTGCGCGAGCGAACTGCCAGGACTTACCGCCGCCACGTCCGCCATAGTATACCTTGTACCTGTGTGGCCTGAACAGCTCCTCATACGCCGTTGGGAATGTTATGTCCATCGCTCTCAGCCTTCTTGTCGCTGAAATGTATCGTTATGCCCTTGTGCTCGCTCACGTCGTTTACGGTCTGCTCCATCTTGTCGGTCTGCCCTAACAGGTTCTTCCCCAAGAAGATAGCCATTGCAGGGCTTTTCTCAGCAAGCTGAAACTGTGTCCGGCGCAAGCTAATCAGGCCGTTTTCTCTTTTTTCCTTGAATACGTCCAAAAAAGTCCTGCCGTCATAGTTTTCTTTACACCACTTGTTTAGCGTTTCATCGCTCACATCGAACCACGAGCAAAACTCACGTTCTGTGCATTGCAGAAAACATAGCTTTTCAAATTCCGTCTTGTCTATCTGCTTTCTCGGTCTGCCCATCTTCGCCATCGCTTACACCTCCTTTGCATATCACGTCAAATCCTTATCTTTTGGATAAGGTAAAGCCTTTTGCTGATATATCTTTCTTAGCTTTTTATCAAAGCAGAAAATATACTTAAATTTATTACTGTTTTTTCTCTTTGGCAGTTTCGCTTTCAATTCATCTCTATTGGAATGACCATTTATTGTTCTTTCATGCGTCCATTTGCCATTATAGAAATACTGTGTATCTGTGGTTATTGTCTTGCCCACATAAAGCCAATTAGTCGCTTGATATATCGTTCCTATGTGTTTTTGCCTATGGTCTGAATAGCTAACAACAATTTTGCAAAGCGGATTATCCTTATGCAACTGTTTTAACGCCTTGGCAACCGCCATTGACGTGTATTCTTGTTTTCCGTTCAAAGCTACTCTGACAAGTTCCAAAACTTCCCCCTGTATCAATCCGAAAGTCTTGGCGATGTTGTTATTTGCACCATTGCCAAAGAGAATAACGCCACACCATTCGCCCATAGCATTGTAAACATTATACCCGAACTGCACACTTGGCACGCTTTTAGCATAATGAAAGCTCATGCAAGCATATTTAATAGCCTTCGGTGTCGCTCTTTTCAAAATCATGACATTTTCACCGCCATACTTATATCTTTATCGGCAATGATATTTTGTAGGGCGTTTTTTATACTTTCATATGCATCAACATTTTTAATGTTTAGCGTAACAACAATACTTTTTTCTCTCTTTCATCATCTAACTCAGACAAGTCCGGCTCTGTATACTCATCATGCAGAGTCAAGTCAAAGCCCATTTCGGACAAGTCAATCTCGCCGATATTATCCAGTTCAACTTTGAGCGTGTCTAAATCAAACCCGCTATTCATGGTCAACTGGTTATGTATCAGCGTGTATGCTCGTCTCTGCTCGTCGCTAAGGCTGTCTAAACGTATTACAGGTATATCAGTATACCCTAGCTGTTTCAATGCCTCATAACGCCCATGTCCTTCGACAATCTCATCATGCCAGATGCCGATAGGGTCAAGGTTGCCAAACTCCGTGATTGACTTCTTGATTTGCTCAATCTGCTCCTTTGGGTGCTCTTTCGCATTGCCCTTGTATGGCTTTATCGTGGATATATCCACATATTCAACTCGTAATTGCATTTTGTCGCTCCCTTATGTTGACGAATGCCATATGTCTATCCCGCTGAATTTACCATCAAAAAAGGCACCAGCGTCAGCCAGTGCCTGTTATTGTCTGGGAGCGCATGAGCGACGCTCCCTGTTTTAGGAGGATAATGTAATGTATCATTGCCATATCCACGCTATCATGATACCACGGAT